ATGAACTACTGAAAGATTATCATTAGCAATTGGCTGATTATATTCAAGATCAGAAGTGCTATAACGACAGTGCCCAACGAGGTAAAGATTCCCATCTTCATTAATGTACTCTGCAAACTTAAAAGGAAATTCATCGGCAGGGACTGGTAACTTTTCAGTGATGATTTTATCATTCTTAACATATGATAATCCTGTCGCGTGCATCCCACGAATCTTAGACTCGTGGAATACAAACTTAACAATTTCAAGGTCTTGCTTAGACGGGTTGTGTAGAACAACCCCAATTACTGCACACATTATCCAAAGAACTCCTCTAGTGAACCAGCGTTAGCCTTTGGATGCATTTTGACAAGTTCGTCAAATCCAACCTTTTTCTCGCAGAAATCATACCACTCTTTTTCTTCCCACATATTTTCAGAAACACCGTTCCACAGAGGTCTCCAAAGTTTATGCTCTTTGTTTAAACGGCGAGACTCAACATACTCATATCGAGCTTGTTCATATTCCCATGAGCCAAGGTCAAGCATCTTTTCGCGGAAATAACAAACGAGTGAAATACGTTCAGCTTGGTCATCTCCAAGAACGATTGGAGTGTTACCGTGCATAACCTCGTGGTTATTAATTAGCAGAAGGTCTCCAGGACGAACGTTTACAGCAACACGATACTCTGGAGCAATCAAATAACCGCCAGTGTAATTACCGTTGTTAGAAAGAACCAGCAGGTTAGACAAACCTGACTCTAGGTCACCTGCGTCGTAGTGAGCAGCTGTACGGAAAGTCTTGTTCACGGTGATAGTGGTAAATGGTGTTCCAGGAACTAAGAAACGCTTATCAAGTTTCTCAGCGGCTCGCATTTGGTTACCATAGCGCCATGGTAGAAGGTCTTTAAATCCTTTAGCCAAAGTCTGTAGGAATGGGAAAGCCATCGCAAACTTCTCTGGGTTGTTCTTTGTATAAGCAGTAGCGCGACCATAAGGGATACGTGGGTAACGATCAAACCACCCAGCGATACCTGAATTGACAGTATTGGCGTAAGTGGTATCAGAGATTAATTCCTTAGCAACCCATTTAGCCGACTCAATCTGTTCATCAACAGATGAAGTTCTCATTTTCTCAAGCCACTCATCAAACACAAAGTTTGCAGCTTTGGCTTTTTCCAAACGCCATACAATACCACGAGTTGATTCTTGGTTCTTAGTTTGTTGACGAATTTGTTCGATAGGATCCTCGCCTGTTAGGTTAGAAGATGGATCGGTGTAGTAGTCAACAACAGCTTCTTGAAATGGAGTAACCCAGTCACGATTTTGTAGTTTGGAATTACGTGGTCCAGCTGCTAGACCTCTATTTTGAGATTCTACTGCAGCTTCACGAAGACCTTGATATGCTGCGTCTTGTTCTTCTTTGCTAAAGTAGTTCTTACGGAATTTGAAAATAATCTTCTTCTCGTCAGTACCTTTATCGCATGTATTGCACTCTGAGGTGCAAGAGGCTTGTGTGCCTAGATCGCAACCAGCAGGTGCATAGACATCGCAATCTTCCTCAATTAGGGTATCATAATGCGACTCGTCAAGGAACTGTCCGAGCAAATTCGAACAATCTATCTTTTTATCCGCCACAACAACCTTTACCATTTCTACTCTCCTTAAAACTTAAATCCGCTAAAATCTTCAGCCTGCATTCTGGAACCAAAACCACTCTTATCAAAGATAGGTTTATCTTCTTTCATGTGTCCAGTGTCAGACAGTCCTTCTTGGGCAGACGCTTCAACATCATATAATTTCATTTTGCTTCTATCAATACCAATAACAAATCGCTTATAGTAATTAGGATCGTTATAACGGTTCTTCAACTGCTTAACAATAATTTGATTCAAGTTTTCAAGTTCTTCGCTAGAAACCAAAGCAAACATAAAGTCAGCCGTCGCGGGTAATCCAAATGACTCTGAAGTATCTTCTAACCCTGGGTCTGAGTTAGCATAACCAGAACGAGTCGTTTGAGTTGCCGAAACAATAGGAACATTGTATTCTACTGCCAAACCACGGAGTTCTTCTGCGATCGCCTTAACAAAGGTATATGAGTTAACGTTGGCGCCAGCTTTCATCCGCTGAGAGGAACAAATATTTAGATAGTCGATAAAGACGATATCTGGAGTAAACTCTCTTTTAAGTTTAAGTTCTTCAATCAATGCGCGGAAGTGACCAGCATGGGCAGAAGCAGTTGGGTACTCTTTAACAATCAACTTACCCTGAGTTTTCTTTTTCAGTTTTTCAATACGTGTTTCGAAGATGTCTTTATCGACAACCTTCAATTCATCCATGGTCAAGTTTAGTAGGTTTGCGTCAATACGTTCAGCGATACGCTCTTCCGACATTTCCATGGTAATGTAAAGAACATTACGACCAGCGGTCAATGCACCAGCAGCAACGTGACACATGAACAATGATTTACCAACGCCAGTTCCAGCGAGGGCGATGTTCAAAGTCTTACGGCTCAGACCACCCTTGGTAATCTTGTTGAACATATCCAAGTCGAATGGAATCTTCTCTTCAACACGATGATAGAACTCGTATCGGTCAGCAAAGTCATCCAAATAATCGTGACCAACGTGACTGTCGAAAGATACAGCAAGTGCGTCAGATAGTAGGTGGGGAATAGCATCTTGTCCCATAGCAGGATCTTTACCCTCAAAGATCTTGATGGAGTTCATAATGGCAAGATACACTGCTCGGTCTTTACAGAACTTTTCAGTGCTTTCAAGTAACCAGTCTTCATTGACTGGAGAATCTACTAAAGTCTTGATGTACTCTCCAATATCACCGACTTCTTTATCGGTTACACCTTTTGCGTTGCTAACTTCAATCGCTAGGATTTCAGGTGTGAGAGGCTTATTGTATTTGTTGAAGAACTCTGTAATCTGATGAATAATTACAGACTCTTTACGATCTCCAAAATACTCGCGTTTTAGGAATGGAATTACTTTACGACAATAATGTTCATTATGAATCAGATTGCTCAAGATCTGTTGTTCGATTCTCATCAATTCCACCTGTATATACTACGTTATTCTTCAATAGGTTTTCTTCAAGTAAGTCAATTAGAATATCGCCGATATGATTTCTAAACTTATCTTTATCGACAACACCTACTGGGTTCTCATGAATATCATATTCAAATTGAACGCGCAGTAGGTCGTCTTCTTCAACTAACCGAACTCTACCATAATTATAAATTATACCTGAATACTCAGTGGAAGTCAATTGTATCAACTGATTTCCATTGTTGTCTTCATCCAAGAGTTCGTAGTTTCTGATCATTCTTCGTGATCCAATGCAGCAAGTTCAGCGTCAATGTCTTCATCTTTGATCATATCAACTTGACCAACTGAGTATTTGTTTTTCACAAACTCATAGAATGACTTTTGTTGTAGAATTGGCATCCAGAAGTCTTTAGTTTCAGTATCCTTTAAACGATACTTCTTGTCATCGACTTCTCCAGTTTCCATATCAACCTTAGCGTACCACCCGTTGGAAGGTTTAGTTACATGCCCTGACTCAAGAGCGAGATCGAGTAAGCCAGACCACTTGCTAATACCACCGTCAAAAGATACAGAAACAGGAATTTTAGATTTTTCTTTGACATAGCGAGATTTTTCCACGTTGATAATAAAGTTATAACCAACAACCTCTGTACCTTCTTTCTCCTGTTGACGACCCAAGATAAAGATATTGTCAGCTGAATAATATGAGCCTGTACCACCACCGACGATGTCTTTAGGGAACATACCAATTTCTTTGTAAGTATGGTTAACAACTACACAAGGAATATCTTTCAGAGTTAGATGTGGTGTTACCATACGGAACAATGACTTCATCTGTTTAGCACGGCTCATATCTGCCACAGATTTACCATCAAGTGCGTCTTCAACTTCCTTTTTAGAAGCAAGGTTGCCGATAGAGTCAATAACAATAATGACACGTTCGCCTCTCTCGATGTTTTGTAGCTGTTGCATGATGTCGAACTTTAGCTGCTCAACGTCAGTAATTGGAGTGTGTAACACACGGTCAGTATCAATACCAAAAGCAGTAAAGTAAGACTGTGGAGTACCAAACTCTGAATCATAGAATAGGACTACGCCATCTTCATATTTGTCCAAGTATGCTTTAGCCATAAGCAAGCTGAAGGCAGTCTTGAAGTGCTTTGATGGACCAGCCCACATAGTAAGACCTGGAGTTAGACCACCATCAAAACGACCAGACAACGCAACGTTGATAACTGGGATGCTAGTTGGAATCATATCCTTCTTGGTGAAGAACTTTGATGCTGCTAGAATCGAAGTATCTTTAATTGTTGAATTTTTCTTTAATTTCTCTAATACGCTCATTTCACTCTCCTAAAAATTCTAATAGTTGCTTTTCGTTTAACATGCCGACTTGTCTCTTGACTTCTTTACCATCATCGTCTAAGAGTACCATAGTTGGTACTGAACGAACTTGGTATTCGACAGACATCATAATATTGTTGTCGATATCTACATCTTCGATCGGGGTCTTAATCTTATCGCCAGCACGTTTGATAATTTGTGATTGCATTTTGCAAGGCTGGCACCATTCTGCATAAAATTTTAATAGTTTCATATATCTCCTTATCCGAAGAAGTCTTCAAGAGAGGATACTTCCTCAGCTTGCCAGTTCAACGGTTCAATAATTGTCTTTAGTGGTTCTACAAATGTCTTGTCGAATTGTGTGTCGTAATCAATGAAGGGTTCTAGTTTGAACTCTTTAGGAAGTTCTGAGATGAACGCAATGACATTTTCGTGGATTGGGTTTGGTGTTCGTAGATATACGAATTTAATTTTATCACCTTCACGGATAAGAGGGTATTTCTTATCAAGTCCATGTTTCTTCACATAATGATTATATAGCAGAGCTGCGCGGACAGCAATCGGAGTTTTAGGTGCATAGATCGGAGAACCCGCATACTGCTTCAACCCAGAAACACCTCGTGGAAACGCAATAGCCTCTACAGGGAATTTCATAAACTGATTCTTGTAATCTGCAATATATTTCTGGACGGTCTTTTCGCTACCGTTCAAAATAATGTTTACAGAGTTCTTTAGTTCCTCGCGAATTACTGAAGGGGTAGAAGATCGAACCATGGCTAGACCAAGAACCTTCAGTTTTGGTTTAGCGAACTGAACACCCTCAGAGTTATGAACGCTCAAAACATAGTTCTTCTTGGCAATCCAAATACCTTTCTCGGCTAGAACTTCGCGCTTCATCTGCATCTTTTGTGCATAAGCGTTCATGTACTCGGCAAGTTTCTGATAAGTTGAATCAATAAATGGTTGGAAGATTTCTTCGCAAACCTTATCCATGTATTTGATCTTACCGTTGACATCCTTTTCACCAGCAAAGTGCTCAACCAAATCTTCCATTGTCAGGTAGATTGAGTCAGTATCAATCGCAATAACATAATCCTCACCGTCGGTCTTAAGGATCTTGTTCATATAACGGTTGAACTCATTAGCCATCCACTGAATGGATAGCTGACCAGACAAAGTAATACCTTCAGCCATACGAATATCGAAATAACGGAAGTATTGGTTACCCATGGCGCCATAAGCAGAGTTCAAGGCAATCTTCATAGCCATCTGAAGGTTATTCAGTCGGCTGATTTCTTTACGCAATTCGTTGTTGGACTTGTCGTGTTCGTATTGCTGTTGAACCTTCAACATCTGCTTCTTGAACTTTGAACGGTTAGCATACATCGTTTCCATCAACTCAGGCATAAACCCTTTGATGTCTTTACGATAGCACCAACCGTTTGCAGTCATGGATAGGTCTCGTTTGTGGGCATATGATGTGTCAATTTCTCGCGCAAGTAGTTTATCAACCGTGCAAGAGATTTTCTCGTGAGTCAAAGTCTCTGGGGAGATATTGTACTGCATGATCAAGTGAGGGTATAGACTGTTCAAGTCGAATGAAGCGACCCACTTATGTTGTCCAATGATAGGGTCTTTAACGAAAGCACCTTCAAACTGTTCGGACTTACCGTTATGCTCTTTCATTGGAATTACGATACCCTTCTTACGAAGGTGATTGTAAATGATCGCATCCCACATACGAACCTGAGAGTAAACGTCTTCATAATTAATCTTGGCGTTGTAAGCCATGGTCAAGTGAAGTTCGATTAGACGCATCTTATCTTCAAGACGGTCAACAAGTTCAACGTCATGGATGTTATACTCTACAAACTGTTGCCAGTGGTAAGTATAGAATTCACGGAAGGTATCGCCAGGGTTTTCTTTCTTCTTGTCGCCTAGTTCCTGTTCTGCAATGTAATCCAATTTGTATGACTCTTGCTTGGAGTAAGTGTACTTTTTGTACAACTCAAGATAGTCAAGCTGACTAATACCAGAAATGTCATAGTGGATTTCTTCATTACCTTTGATGAATTTTTTGCGTTCAGTAATCATACCCCATGGTGAAATCTTCTTGGCAAGAGATTCACCAAGTTCACGAGTCATACGACGAATCAAATAAGGTACGTCGAAGAAGTCAGTATTCCAACCAGTAATAACATCTGGATAGTTTTGCTGCCACCAAATGATAAATTCTTTTAGCAGATGTTGCTCAGAAGCGCAGTTGATGTAAACTAGATTGTCACGATTATGAACGAAAGCACCAACGCCAAACGTGATGATACGTTTTGAGGTTAGGTCTTTCACTGTGATTAGAAGAATTTCTTCGTTGGCAGTTACAAGGTTAGGAAAACCTTCTTCAGTCTTGGTTTCGATGTCAATCGTAAAGACTTTGATTTGTTCCATATCCCAGTTGATATCATAGTCGTATGTATCACTGATATATTGAAGAGCGTAGTTGGTTTGACCATAAACGCTGAAACCCTGAACGCCATCATAGCGTTTCAGGAAGTCTCGGGTTTCACGAATGGTGCCTGGTTGAACCTCATCAACGTATGCACCGTCGAGAGTCGCC